TAAGTCGCTCGCTTCTACATAAAGTGACTTCATCATACTAGTCAATCTTTTCTTATTCAAATCTACATCAAGTTCATCAATGTAGCGCTCTAACAGAGTCATAGTGTCCTCTGCATTCTCAATGATTGCATCATCAACATTCGATGCATCTAAATCACTGAAGTCCTCTACAATCTTTACCTCATGGGCTCCAGATTCACCAAGGACTTTATCAATGAATCTATCGAATTGATACAAGTCTTTTTTATTTACTACTACTATTTTAACAAACTTATCTCTTAATGTCAAGATGTCAAAGTCATTATAATTTGTAGTAGTATCATCATAATATACTTTTTCAAATATAGTGTAAGGATTGACGATACGTTCTAATTCTCTGGTGTTGGTGTCAAAGATATGGAAACCTTTCTGACAACCATCATCACTCCAAGTCATCTGGTATGTGTTACCAAGATAATATACATGGCCATCATCAGACTTCTTATGGAAGTGTCCAGAGAACACAGTATCGAACTTATTTAGAAACTTCTTATCGTAACCGTTTTCTGAGAAGTGTCCTTTATGCATTTCAAATCCATTGATTTCAAAATGCCCCATACAAACTTGTGCATAGGTTGATTGAATACTTCTCATAGAACGCTCGTAGTTATCAGAACAAATCCACGGCATAAAGTGAATCCCTGTTCCATCAAACTCTTGGGTACATGGGCCATCATAACATTCAATACCAGAATATTTTTCTTCTCCTGGCCCACCTAGTAGTTCGTAGAGAGAGTTAATCTCATTGGTGTTCTTATAATAAGTATCATGGTTTCCTGCCATAACGTGCATCTTGATTCCTCTAGATACAATAGGAAGGATAAAACGCTCACGCAAATCTTTTGCAATTTTATAGGATACAAACTTACGTCTGTCCATCAAATCACCAAGATGAATAATCGTATCAATCTTATGTTCGTCAAGATATGGGAAGAAAGTATTCTCCCAAAACTTGTAGAAGTATTCGTTGAATGCTAGATTATCATTGCGAGCGCCAAAGTGGGTATCAGTTATCAGCGCTATCTTCATCGTAAAATTTCTCTAGTCCTTTAGGTTCAGTTTTCTTTTTCTTCTTAGGTTTATAAACATCTTCGGCTGGTAGGAAGTTCTTCTGTAGATACTCCACAAACTGTGCCTGTTCCATATCCTCACCAACTGCAAGAATATCAACATTCATATTCTCAATCACTTTGTGACGAATGTGTTGTTGTTTCTTTTCTTTTTGAATTCTACGAATGAATGCGTAATAGATAATCTGTGTAAAATACGCAAATGGATTGTTTGATTTCTCTGGATTGAAGTTGCCACAGTATTGTAGACAATTCTCAATACCGTCTGAAATCATTTCATCTCTATAGGTATAATTAATAAAATTTGGTCTGTAAGAAAGATGGTTTGCAATTTTTAAGAAGCATTCACCAATATAGTTAGTCACTGGTGGTTGTGGTTCACCTAGTTCCTCAGCTTCTTTGCAACGATCTTTCCATTCTTTCATTGCTTCTAGGAATTGTGCATTGTTTACATAATGCACTCCTGTTTTTCTTTTAGCCATAATAACTCCACATAATTTATCGCTTTTATGCGATTAGTAGATACATAATACTATATCTTGATTCAATTGTCAATAGATAAATTAATATTCATTTAATTTCAAAAAGTTATTGACAAGCCCTTGACAACTTGGTATAACAGCTATGCTGGGTTTGAGAATAGATAGATCTAATGTATAGTACTAGAGTCAGGTTCACCAAACTCTTCCCACATTTCTTCATTTTCAATATCATTTAACTCTTGATTGGATGGGGCTAGAACTTCATCTTCTTCCCACTTTGCTTTCTTAACACAGTACTCATAAAATTTTACTAAGCCTAGAGAGGCTTCTGTTAATACCAGAACTTGAGATTTTGCAACATCAAAGGTATCTGTTTCTGCAAAATGAATCCACCTTTGTAGAGATAGTGCTTCTTCAAGTCCATGCTTAGTAGCCTTTGGATAAGAATTTAATTTCATTGGTTGCACAAGACTCATATAATCATTCTCTGGTTGGTGAACCACCTTGCATATGATTTCCTCACCACTTGATAATTTTAATATTTTTGTATCGTGAATCATTTCATTTTTATCCTTTTGATTTCATAATCAAACTGCTCTTCATTGTATATATTTATTCTTTCTAAAAAGTGATTCAATGTAAAATTACGCTTTGACTTGTGGGTAAAGTCATCACTTATGTCGAATAGGGTAGCGGTATCTTTAGTATCTCCAACTCGCAAGCCTCTTCCGATTGACTGCAAAACTCTGATACGACTTTTGGAAGGACTAGAGAACACGATGTTGTGTAGATTACGAATATTAATGCCAGTAGAAAAAGTACCATAGGATGCAACAATAATCGCATTATTTTCTTTCTCAGTAATCGCACGAATATCTTCCCTTGTTTGGGTATCTGTTCCACCATGCACATAGAAAACTTTTCTATCTAAGTCTTTCATCATATCATATAGAACAGAACCGTGTTTCTCTACAAATTGAAATAGTACTAATGTATTACCTTTTATTGTCTTTGTCAACCCCAAAATAAATTTATTTCTTTCTGTGTGACGTACAATATAATCTACCTCATCTTGATAGTTCATATCTTTCACTAACTTGCATTCATTTTCTGGGTAAGATAAAACTAATGCTTTAATTGAAAAATCTGCAAGAGTTTTCTTGTCAATTAGTTCTTTTGTGGTAATAACTTTATTTAGACTGCCGAACAGGCCTTCTAATACAAGTCGATGGGTTTGCATACCGTCTAGTGTACCTGTCAATCCAAAACGATACTTACATAAATGTAGTTTAGTTAGAATAGATGTTAAGGATTTTGATTTAAATAAATGGGCCTCGTCACCAATTACACAACCGAATTGTTCAAAGTAACTCTTGGGCATTTTATACAAAGATTGCCATGTGGATATTACAAGTTTCTTTTCTACTTTTCTATCATACCCACTATATACTTTTTGCATATATGCTTCTAACCATCCATAATCAATAAAGTCAGAATGCATTTGTTCAACCAAAGATGTTGTGGGAACAAGTATTAGTATCTTATCTTGTTCTGTCTCTGACAACAACATATCATAATATCGTATCAGAATGTAGATTATTAAAGATTTGCCCGAAGCAGTAGGGCTAAGGAGCAAAGCACGATGTTTTCTAATTGCGTACTCCACTGCAGCCACTTGATAGTCACGAGGTTTAATTCCTCTTCCATTGGATCGAAGTCTAAGGCTGCGTATGAATCCATCCAATATCTGTCTGTCGATTTGTTTTTCATCTTGTAAGTCCTCACTTATAGTATAATCTTCTTCAAAATCATCTAGATATTTTGTTAGGTAGGGTAATAGTCCAATATACAATTCTCCATTGGCTGGAGAAAAAAGTCTTATCTTTCCATCCCAAATCCTATTTCTATATGCAGGCATAAATCTAGCGCCTGGCACTTCAAAGGTAAAGTAATCTGATAACATCCTTGCAACAGATGGTTCAGTCTCTACCCTTAGAAAAACCTCATTTTTCTTAGAGATTGATGTCACTAAATCGCACCATCTACAAACTTACGCCAAGCAATTGCGTTCTTAATATTCCACTGTCTATCAGAAACATTCTTCATAATAGATTCACAAGTAGATACACACATCTCATAATATTCTATGAGTTGTTTCATCTCTACCATTTCTTTATCCGAATCTAGGTAGATATGCAAATCCGCTTTTAATATTTTATGATCGAATGGATTATCACGATACACTTCAGGGTCAGATTTACCTGAATAATATTCCCACTTTTTTCTTTTAAGAATATTATATTCACCCCTCTTCATAATGAGAAGTTGTTTGTAGTGATTTAGGTGATTAAGATATTTTTGGTGAAGGGATGCGTTTCTTAAAGACTCATCTGCGAGTTCTAAGTCATCCTGTTTCATGTCAATCTCAGCCATTTGCTGAAGTTCATCTAGTTTCATTATATCTCCATAGTATAAAGTGAGCAGATTGGGTTGTAACTTGCGTTAC